GTCATAAGCAATGGCAGAACCCTCGTTTTTAACGGGGGCAGCAGAGAAACCAGACAGTTTCGTCTCTTCTTCAAAAGAACGCTCAGAGGTTTCAGTTTCATAAATTTCTTTATGCTCTTCACCATATTTTGCGTACTCCAAACCAAACAAAGCGTTCAGGCCGGGGAGAAGTTCTTTAAGTAGTTGTGCGCGTGAAATAGCCATGATTTAGCTCCTTAGACCGCAGTGGCAGTGTAATAGGAATGAGTGCCAAAGTTTAATTTGACTTTCATTTCTGGATACTGGGTGAAAAGAATAGTGGACGCGCTAGGAATAGCGGTCACACTGCCGGGAACTGCAATCGCAGAATTGATGGTCACTGTTGTTGCAGCCGCAGCCGCAGCCACAGACACATATGAACCAGTTTGAATATACTGGCCATTAGCGGCAATGTAGCCAACTTCTGTACCAACCACCAACGCGCTGGGCAAGCCAGAACCAGTCAATGTGATGGTAGTCGAAGAAGACGAACCAGTTGCGCTAGTTTGAATAGCAGTTTCGCCAACCAAACCAACGACACGCAAAGCCAAATCAGCACCAGTTGTAGTAGCGCTGTACAAAGCAGCAACAGCAGAGTTACCAGTGTTTACATTACCAGCGTTTTGAATCAAACCAAAGTTTTGACCAATCATGGCAGTGGAAGCAGAGGCAATAACCGTGGTTGCGGAGCACATTACCACTTTAAACACTGTATCAGGATCATCACAAATAATAGCTTGTGCATCACCAGCAGCAGTGCCAGAGGGCCAGTACTGAGCAAATTGCAATTGCTTGGTCGTAGGATTGGTGTAAGAACAACCCAAGAAAACACCAACCATACCGTTGCCGGTAGAGTCAGTAGTGTCAGTGTTTTTCACAACAGAACCACGAACAATGTTTACCAAGTCACCATAAAAGATGTTCGAGGCATAACCATACTGGATAGGTAAATTGCGGGTAGAACCAGCAAATACCTGACCACCGATCAGGTTGATCGGCTTTAGGCCGTAGGGGGCCGAGACGACGGGATAAGCCATTTAAGACTCCTTAAAAATTTAAGTACCTTTGCCAAAACTAGACGAGGACTTACGCTCTTGGAAGAGCGGCATCCGCGCATCGCTTTGACGCATGAAACTATTGTCCACAGCATCTGTCTGAGATTGGGTGACTTTAGCAAAATGGGCATTTCGCTGGTCTACAAAATCAGTAGGTGTTTTGCAAAGCAATAATCCGCCAACCTCAATGTTGTCTTTAAAACGACTATTGGGATCGGCTAACAGTCTAAATTTGGGTTGTTCTTCAACGGAAACTGGCTCCCAACCTTCTCGGAGTTTGGCCGATAAGTTACGTGGGTCAGCATTGTTCATCGTAGAAACACGAATCCAGCGGTAGTTATATCCGGGCTGTTTGTCTGGCTCGGGCAAAAGTTCAGGTTGCGCCCACTGCTTGGGACGTTCCTGTACCGCACGTGTTGTCAACTCGCGTGTGAGTTTATTGTCTTTAATATCAGCCATTACGGGCCTCCAATTCAAGTTGTGCCTTCACATATTGCTCTGGCGTTAAACCCAGTTTTCGGGCTAGGTTTACTTGGCTTTGCTTTAGCTTGACCTTATGAGGGGCCGTGCTACGAACTGCCGGGGCGACTACAGTACCGGGTCTTGTGCGGGCCTGCTGTCTATTGTCTTCTGGGCTTTCAAATTTCTCTGAAAACCGTTTGCGCATTGTATTGTCCAATTCGCGGTAATACTCTTCAGAACCAACCTCTACACCATTGTCTCTCAGGTCTTCGTGTAAACCAAGAGCAAAGGCCGTCATACTCCGATCTTGTCCAAACCAGCTATTACGCTTTTGCCACGCTACAGCTTTATTGTCAGGTTCGGGTACATACGGTGCAGGTTGATACTGCACAGGTTGCTGTTGTACAGGAGTTTCTTCCTCTTGTAAAGAGGGCATGCGAAAGTTTTTAACCTGCATGGATTTCAGGTTGGCCATCTGCAACGCTTGGTTGGCCTCCATCATCTTGTCAGAGTCACCTGCCTCATAGGCTTCTTTGTAGGCGCGTTGAGCAATCTTCAACTCCATATCAGCATTACTCTGAATGGTAGAGACATACTCTTTCTCGCCGTTGGTAAGAATGCCTTTGATGCGCTTATTCTCTTCAAGTAGGCGTTGCGCTAAAGTTACAGCTTCTTGCTGTTCCCGTAGAGCGGACTCTTTCTCACGACGCTCATCATGCCAAACCTTGCGCATTTGCTTGAGTTTGGTCTTTACATTGTCGTCATACTGGTCTAGCTCATCCTTCTCCAACTCCTCAACCAGAGGCTTGGGCAGGGGCTGTCGGCCACGGTCTTCAACCGGGGCGTCGTCTTCAATCTCGATTTCAATCTCAGGTGCCGTGTTTTGTACGGGTTTACCCTTACTTTCAACTTCGTCTGGAAACTTGAATTCTGTGTCGTCGTCTAAAGGCATTTTGTGCTCCTTTTATTTACGTTTGATACCACGGGGATCGTCTACGACGGCCTCGACAGTATCATCATTGATAATGCGGAACTCACGGCCATGTATGACCAAGCGAGAACCTGAATGTGGGCGCACGAGGACAAAATCCCCCGGCTTACACCACGGCCCAGTAGGGAACTTAGATGGGTCTTGATAGCAGTCTGGCCCCATATCAACAACAAATAAGACCGTTGTGAGGGTCTCCTCGTTGCGCATGGTTTCGTCAGCTTTGATAATACCAATCTCACTGTCCTCAAACTCTTTCTCTGCCTCTGGAATTGCACAAAGGATTCGGTAGCCAGATGGCTTTGGTAATTGCTTACCTTTCTCCTCCATTGATGATTCCCAGTTATAGGTTCCCACGACTTGTGGGTTATTGGCGTCTGTAGCCAATAGGATGGAACTAGTCATCCGAAGTCTCCAATCGTTGTTTCAGGTCTAGGGTGTATCCCCGCATGATGAGTAGACCACGAACCTCACCACACAGTTTCTTGTAATCCTCAAAGGACTCAGCCTTTCCCTCGGCCAAGTACTCTTTAAGTTGCTCGATCTTTTCATCCGCTTGTTGGATGAGAATCTCAAATGCGTTCATCATTCACCTTTCTTGGGTTGACGAGTTTGCTGTTGCCTCATTTGAATGCGCTCCTGCATACCGCGCAGTTGCTCTTCATGACTCTTGTTAGAGAGTTGTTTGAGGACATCTACACCCATGTCCATCATGTGGCGCTGCTTGTCTTCCTGCATCTGCACCGCAGTCTTCATTGCGTCTATTTTGATGCGCTTGTCATCAGTGGCTTGCTGCGTCTGGATGCGCTCACGTTCAACCTGCAACTGCGCCGCTTTGATGGCGTTGTCGGCTTGGTCTTTTGCGGCCTTGCGCTGGTTCTCCTGCGCCTTGAGTTGTAACTCCTGCATCTGCATTTGAACAATCGGATCTTGCGCTTGTTGTTGCGCTTGAGCCTGCTGTGCTTCTGCTTGATTTTTCTGGAGCAACTGTTGTGCGGCTTGCGCCAACATCGGAGACAGACGTGCTTCGACTTCTGGAGACATCTGAACTTCTTCACCAGACTCATCAGTTTGTGCAGGCAACTGCATACCCAATGTCTCTTCAATCTGCTTGCGATATTCAAAGCCCAAGTGCTCGTTGATGTGAGACATCATGGCTGACTGCATAGCTTGCGCCATCGGGTTCTGTTGCAAGAGCGCCTGAATCTTGGGATCCTGCATCGCGGCCATGTGCACAACAATGTGAGCTTTGTGATCTTGCGCAAGAAACGCTTTGACCGGCTTGCCCTTGAGCACATTTTGATTCTCTGTCACCGGATCGGTAGGCTTCTGGTCATCGTCCATCGGCACAAGTTTCTGCGCATCTTTGATACCCAACACCTCAAGCATCTGACGGTGCAAGAGTGGCAAGTTATAAAGTTGAGGTGCGCCCTGCGCAAGCTGTAACACAGCCTGATACTGCACAATCTTCTGCGCCATTGTTGAGGCGTTAGGATCACTGACAGGTATG